TATCAAAAATAGTCCAACAATATCAATTCAGGATGATGGTTCAGCATATACATTGACAAATACAATTTTAATTGGTAGCAAAATTACGGTAACGGCATCGGTTGCAGGGGTTGTAAATCTTAACATAACAAAAGCATAAATTATGATAGGGAACTATATAAAAGCTGTTGCAACTGCGGTAAGTAGAAGCACGGCACAACTAATGAAAACAGGGCAAACAACAAGTTACAGAACTGGCGATGATGGTGATTTGGAACGTGGTAGAAATGTAAGTTTTACCGTATTAGCTGAAAATAATCCTTTCGGTAATACTAATCGTTTTACCGATGAATTAGGCGGTCAGACATATACAAATAATATTGTAATTGATTGGAGTACCTATGATGGTTCAACTGTTTTGGGATGGAGAAGGACAGATAATGGAGTTAATATAGCATGGAATGCCGCAATAGATGGTGCTTTGGCGGTTAGTATTGCGCCATTTACAACAGGTTGGAGATTGCCAAATAGAATAGAAATATTGAATATTGTAAACCACGAAAATTCAACTTACGCTTTACAACATTTTCCATTTAATTTATCTAACTCTAACGCTTATTGGATATCAACGACTCAGACTACTGCCACATCCAATGCTTTTTTATTAAGAAATAATAATTGTAATATGGACACTAATGGTAAAATAAACGCAATAGGAATGCGCTACATCCCATGCCGCACTTTCACAGTAACAGGAACAACACTATCTTAAAATAAAATACAATGACATACAAATTTCCACAATTTAACGTACAGATTGTAAACCCTACAATCAGCATAAACCTAAACACTATTTCAGACAAAGCATTGGATAAACTTTTGGCAATTGACGTGCTTTTGACAACAGATACAGCGGAGTTTGGCGTTCGTGCTGAGGATATGCCTTATACAGATAGTTGGGATGATGCCGACGTGCCCGACATGGTTAATATTTGGCTGGCTCAATTCGCTGTTTAATGCTTAGTCTTCTAATCCTAATTCCCATAGCAGCCTGTGCAATAGTGTTTTTACATTACTGCATAGGTTCACCGATTCAGGGCGAATACTATACAGGGCGTATATTTTCGTTTTACGGCGCTTTTATTTCGAAACGCTATTTACACTTCGAACAAAAAGAAAAAATGCGCGTATGGGCAAAATATAACGCTTGGAAACAACAACGTGATAAGGAACTAAACGAGGAACTGCAAAATAAAACGGCAAATGAAGCTGATACTATTTATAAAGAATATTTGCAGCAAGTCGAACACGTTTACAACGATACCGAAAACAATATGAAAAATAACCCGTGGTCAATGGCGGGCGCGTGTCCTATCTGTTTCGGTACATGGGTTTCAATATTTACATTTACGTTCTTTATAATATTTGTTCCCCTTCCGTGGTGGTATATCTTCATAGGTACGCCAGCGGCTGTTATTTTATCACGTTATATTAAAATTTCATAATGGATTCCCTGACAATTACCGCCGATTCGCTACGCATTGCAAATGATTCGCTAAACTACTTTTTTAAAGTTTTACCAGAAATTAAACAACAACTTTGCATTCTAAAGCCGCTAATTATGGGCCTTAGTTTTATGCTGCTAATAGATTTTATAACAGGTTTGCGTAAAGCTAAACACCTTGGCGAAAAAATAAATTCTAAAGGTTTTAGACGTACAATTTCAAAGATGAACGATTATTGTTTAGCGATTGTAGGTAGTCAAATATTTACATGGATGTTTGATTTAGATTTTACCCTATCTTACTATGTAGCTTTGTTTATTTGTGGTATCGAACTAAAATCAGTTTATGAAAATGTATCACAAACAACGGGCGTTAATATAATTGGTTATTTTAAAGGCTTTATACCAACACCTAAAGATTTAATAAAAAAGCCCGGTAATGATACCGAGCCTAAATGATGTTTTGTTTTCGTTGTTTTCCATGTGGCCGCTGCTTTTTTTAGGCAGCGGTTTTTTATTTCTTTACTATCAGTATTTCGTGTGTTTCGAACTTAATCAGTGCTGCTACCTGTAGTATTTTATTTCGCTTAAAGTATTCGTCTGCATCTTGTTCTATATCATCTACTACAACCGTATTGCGGTCCCATAGCGCAAATTCGCAATGTAATTTAAAGCGGTCCGACATAACCGAACTAAATAAAAATAACGGTATGTAATCGCTGGTTTTAGGTAGCTGCCTTATTAGGTCAAAATTTACGCATTTGTGATGATTGCAATAAACGGCCCATACAGATAAATCAGTAGGTATCATGCGCTGAATATCACCCATGCCAACGCCTAATTTACGGTCGTAAAATTCTGTTAAATCCTGATTAGGAAATAACTTATTCACCGCCTTCGCTACGCAGTTCATTTTGTGATTTATTGTAAGCTGAAAATAATAATTTTTTGCATTCGTTTAAATACCATTCCGACTGCGATTCGGGCAAAGTTATAGCCATCGCGATTAGTTCAGCAATAACCGCTACATTGTCGTAGGTACTTTCATTTAGTAGGTCGCGTTCGTCTGGTGTTGCGGCCTTTTCAAAATTATTAACAAATAGGTTAATAGCTGTTCGCAAATCTAAAAAACGCTTTTTCATCTCAAATTTTAGCTTCGATGGTTCGAACTGTGCAATAGCATATTTTGCCGTGCTAAGTGAGCCTAATAATAACCAAATGTTTTGTGTCAGTTCGTTAACGCGTTGTTCGCCTACTTTAGCAATTAGCGCGGCTTTTTTTTGTTCATTCGTCATGTCCTTTCAGTTTTTTTTGAAGTTCTTCAATTTTGTGATTATAAATGTCAATTCTTAATTCTAATTCGTCATCGTATGGTTGCTGGTCTTGAATCCAAAGCATTGCATCTAAATAGCCTTTGTTGTATTCAAGAATCTTTTTTAGCCTTTGTTGTTCTGTACGTGTCATAGGTTTTCTTTTGCTTCTAATAACTTACTATAAACTTCGGCGGCTGCTTTGTAACCGCGTTCAAATTCTGTTTTAGATTCTTTGCGTAACCGCTCACAATATAAAACGGCATCCATCAATTCTTCTTGAATGTGATTTAACCAGTCTTTATAGTTTAAATCGGTTCTATCAAGTGTTTTGCCGTACTTTTCAATACCTATATCAGAACGCTGTTGAAACTTCTCTATAACGGATTCTACAATACTATCAATAGGTTTTTCCATGTTTGTAAGGTCTTGAAGCATTGTATTGTAATTTAGCGTTTATGTGAAAATCCAAATCAATATTAAACTTATAGCTAAAATCTAATAGCCTTATAATCGCATCGGCTATTTCATCCTGTACTGTGTCTTTGATATTTTCGCGAAATACCGCCGGGTGTTGATTATTCATGTAATTATCATAGTTTATTTGTGCCGCCCATTTACCATCCCGGTCAGCTTCAATTGCTTCGGCTAATTCGCAAACCGTTAGCATTACTACTTCGGTTAATTTGCGTTCATCTTCCCAAAAACCGCGCGCGGCGTTACCTTCGTGTATTTCTTTTGCTAATTCGTTAAACATGTGTTATATAAATTTAATTAAATCATCAAAATCAGGAACTCTAATATATTTTTTCTTTTCGATGCTATTCATAATTCGAACGCGCGAAATGCCAAAATATAAACATGCTGAATCTACCGACATAAAGTTAATAAATGTATCATTGGCAAATACCGCTTTAACATGTCGGTTTTGTTTTGGTATTTTGCCTAACTGTTCTTTAACCGCGTTTCTATCTTGAATGTATTTATAAACAGATTCAGCAGTTACTAAGCATTCTGTTTTAATATTGCCTAAACTTATAAAATCGTCAAAGTGTTTAACAAATATTTCATCGGGCGTTGCTTCGACTAAAAAACCAGCGTTTATAAGTTGCCTAATTCGAACTAAATGATAGTTTGAATTTTTAGCACCTTGAGGCTTTATTAGCTGCATCGCTTGTTCGAATGTTAAATACAAAACTTGAAAAAGGCGATATGCTTTTTATTGAAGGTAAAGTAGAATACCGTGAGCATGAGGGCAAATATTATACAGATATTGTCGCATCTTATTGCAGAAAAATAAACGGCGGGCCTAAAGCGCAAGCGGTCGAAGTTGA